GTGTAGCTCCGATACCAGTTTCACCAACTCTTTCTATACCTTCAACAAATATTTTATCACCAATAGCAAATGGTTGAGGATCTACAAATCCATTCATAGGTGTTTCTAGAAAACAAGTAACTAAACCAGAACTACTTGTTTGCATTGATCCAATACCAACTCCATTTGAATTATTAATTGCAACAATCGTATGATTTACAGAATCCAACCCTGTAACTGGTGCTAATACTTTTACTTCAGATATGGTTTGATTAGGTGCAATTGCAACTACCGAATTTGTATCTACAACTTTACCTGATGTTGGGTTGAATACAATTAAATTAGGTGCATTTATATAATTGGTTCCACCGTCAATAACGGTAACTGTATCAATAATATCAAGATTATCAACATTAACTACTGGAGATATAAATGCCTCTGGACTTAGAGTTTTATCTGATGAATATTCATAACCAATATTAACTATTCTGGTTTCTTTAATTCTTCCAATTGAATTTGAAACTGCTACTATATTTGCATTTTTTCCATTAGTGCTTGTTACAGATTTAAATTTGGGTAACTCTTTATAATTAAATCCACCTGATAATATTTTTAAATCTTTAATAGTACCATTAACATTAGTAGATTTGGTTGAGTATTCTAATTTTTCACAATCAGTATTTAAATAAGTGGTTAATTCTGGAACTTTTGGTGAAAAATCAAAAGTGTTATTTGTTACATTAAATATCTTATATTCACCATTATAAACACTATCAATAAATCTGATTTCTGAGTGATTTTGAACATCTGTATCAGAAGTGCTTATATATCCTCCTTTTGATATTCCATAGTACAATTTTTCAGGTGTAGATTTAGAGAATTGAACTACTAATTCTGCACCAGCAGTTCCTACAGTTCCAATACCAGTAACATTAAAGATAGTTGAATCTTGCGAACTTAAATACTCATTTGTTAAATTTTTATCATAGAATAATTTAAAATCTAAATCTGATAAAGTTGTGCTTGATAAATCAAAAGTTAATTTTGAATTTTTTATAATATTAATTTTTGGATTTATCAAAGATATTGATTGATTTGAACCACCTGTATTAGCAGTTATTGATACAGTCTTGACTGGTGTAGTATTTAAATCTGATGAGGTTTCTGTTAGTTGAAAATATCTATCGTTAATTTTATTCACAAAATAAGAACCTGTGGTCAATCCAGTTGCATGACCATCATAGAAAATTTTATCTCCTGTATCTAATCCATGATTAGATATATCAATTTGATTTGTTTCAACATCAGCAGCAGCAAAATTTAGAGGATTTATTAATAATTTTTCATATTGAGAATTGTAATTAACAGTTATAGGATTAGTTGTTCCAATACCTACAGATAGGTTTGGAATTACGTTCATTTTTACAATATCACCTTCAAGAAGTCCATGAGTAGTAGTATCTGCAGCAGAAACATTAGTTGTTACAGTTGTCGTTACTTTATCAATATCACCTGTAACTTGTGTAAAGTCTGTCTCGAAGAAATATGTACCAGAATTGATACCTGTAGTTGAACCTTTTGAGTAGAAATACAAACCATCACTAGTACTACCGATCCCAACTCTAGTTGTTAAAATTCCAACATAATCATCTCCTTTATCAATAATATAAACATCAAGAGAATCATTTCCTGCATGTGGAACTTTAAATTCAGCCACGTTAGGTGTTCTACCAACATCAAATCTATTTGCACCACTTCTCTTATTTAATTTAACTTTCTGTCCAGTTTTAAATGGATGATTTGGTATATGTAAAGTTCTAGTTGGTATGGATAGATTTTGTTTTATTTCACCTATAACATATTCTACCGTTGTAGCACTTCCAGGTGTAGTTCCTACTCCGACTGATTGAGGACCGTTAAAGTATATAATATCATTTACCTTAGAGTCAAATTTTTTGGTTTTTACTGGTATACTAATTTTATTGTTCAAAACATCAATCTTAGATCCTGAAGTATGTGCAATTCCAGCAAATCTTTGAACTCTTATTACATTTTGAGTATCATAAAGATTTAGAACCTTTAAAGTTTCATTTCCTACTCGTAATGAACCTCCGATTGCTACTGTATTAGGGATATCAGTAACAAAAATATCTTCAATTTTTCCAGTTGCAGATCCAACTGACATGGTTTTTGCTAAACCGATAGTATCAGTAGAAATACCAACAAAGAAAGATCCAGACAAGTTAACAATAGATGTACTGAGTCCTGATACTCGCACAGAACCTTGATTTGGTAATTCTACAAAAGGCAAATAGTTTGCAACTACTTCACTATCATTTTTCCACTCAAAAATTAAATTTTCAAATCTTTGTAAGTTAGTATCAATTCTTGTAACACCTAATCCAACAATTTCATCAACTACAGCACTTAATCCAGATCCATCGGTGTCAGTATCATCAAAATTAACTAAATCTCCAACTTTATATCCAAGACCTCCATCTAAAATTGTTAAATTATCTACGTCTCCCTTTGTTACAGATTCTACTTTTGTTTTTTGTCTAATAAACTCATTAGATTCAATTATAAAATCATTATCAGCAAATTTTTCATTTACAGCATAAGGTAAAGTATTCCTGAGTAAATCTGTGCTATTAAAATCAAAGTCTTGTGTTAAAGTGAGATTATCATCTATAAAAGGTGATCTATAAGTATTACCTATGAAATATGGATAAACTCCTTCAATTTTATTTGTAGCAGATCCTAAACCTACGGTTGTAAAATAAGCGTAAATTCCATTAGGAAATTCTGGAGTTTTACAAAATCTACCATTATGAATATCTAAATCACCATTACCATCAAATATGTAATCTTCAATAAAAAATCCATCTTTAAATCCAACTGGTCTGTTAACTAATTTTGAAACATCAAGTTTATATGAAGTTGAAATTATTTTTAAATCAGAATTTATATCATCTGCATCAGAATATCCAAAAGGACCATAAATTGGATTTCCATCGTAAGCCCATCCAACTATGGGTGAATGATTAGTGATTTCATTAAATTCTCCATTCTGACTAATTGTAAAACTATCCTCTAATGTCTTTGCAACATCTTGAGAATATCCTAATATACCAAAAGATAACGAATCCTCTCTTGAAGTTAAGTAAGAATTACCAAACCTTCCAGCATCATTTAAAGTTAAACTCCTAACTCTAGCACTAAAGGCAGCATTAGAACCTCTAGGGACTAGTTGAGCATCAACAGACTGACTACTGTATCCTATACCAGTATTTACTACAATTGCTTCTATTATCTGTCCGTTATCAATAATAGGTCTGACAACAGCACCTACTCCTCCTCCAGTATCACTAATAACTACATCAGGTATAGAAGTATATTCTCTTCCTTTATTAACAA